ATCATCTTGATGCCTGCCAGCTTGTCCATCGGCACGCCGTATTTCGGGCCGATACGGGCAGCCAGCCCCCAGCAGATAGCCTCGCCCCACTCAATCGGAAAGTCCGGCTCATCGGAGGTCGCGGTGAAGTCTTCCAGGCTGCGCTCGCAGGTGATGCGCAGGTAGTAGGTGTTCGCATCCGGAACAGGCCAGACGTACAGCACGCCGGAGCCGAGCTGCGGGTCATAGTAAGCCATCGTCGGCTGGCCTTCGCTGGTCGTCTTGGTCGGCAGGTCAAAATACTCTTGCCGAGACACCAGAGACAGCGGGGTTTCAATGCCGTCCACAATCACGCCAGCGGACTGGATTCGGAGCGGGCGGCTGGTGCGGCTGGTGTAGGTATAGACCAGAGCACCGGATGCCGCATCATCGGTCAGCGCGGCGGTGATAGTGACAGAGGTAGCACCGGGTACGGTGGCAATGGTCGTCCATTTTACCGTGCCATCATCCTGCACGATGCCGATGATGTCAGCCGCCGTCATGCCGGTAGAGTCCAGCGTCAGGGTTGTTGCGCCGGATGATGCGGCTGCGGTCAGTGTGGTGATGGTGGCATTGGCGCTGAATCGGTCGCCAGTGGTGGATAGGCTGTAGCGGTGCTGGCCATCGGCAAGGATGAGATTGCATTCCTGCAATCCCCAGAGGTGATAACCCTGAGCCATCCACGCCTTAATCATCATGTTAAGCGTGATCTGCCCACGGCTGGTCATTTCAGCCGACGGGGTTTCGGTTTCGTCGATGATGCCGCAGATTGCCAGCGCCTCGCGCAGAATGGTGTCTCGCGAAATACTGAACGTGTTGACGCCTGAAGTCGCCATGTGTCACCTCACAACGAATCCGGCGTGACCTCGTTATCGGACAGGAACCGGTCAGTTCCAGGCGGACGCGCATCGGTCACGCCGGGATGGTCGGGGATGCCGCGAACAAAGTCTTGTGGATGTCTGGACTCAATCGACTCGCGCCGGACAAGATGCCCCGTCCATTCCTTGCGCGCGTCGCCAGAATAGATGGCAAACCCCGTCCGGTCACAGATGACCTTGTGCTGACCCGGACGGAAACGGTTTGCCATGATGTCACCTCATCAGCTATCAGCAGCCGGGAGCAGGTAGCCAGACGCGCCAGCCACGCCGGATGCGAAGTTCTGGAACACGCCAAAGCCAGCCGAAGCCGTCACCAGCACTTCGATGATTATCAGGGAATCCAGAATCACCGACAACAGGTTAGCAGTTTTTCCGATAACGGACAAACAAAAAGCCCGCCTAAGCGAGCTTTTTGCATTACTGGATCAACCGGCGCATCAGGCTCCGGCGCTCCCGAACAGCCCGCGCCAGTCCGACCATCCACACACGAAGCGCATGTAAGCCGAAGCCTTCGCGTTCTTGGTGTCAAAGTCGTTGTCCTGATCGAACGTCATCGATTCCCGTTCCAGGAATGTCATGCCGTTCGGGCAGTTGGTACGGATGAACCAGGCGTCAGCGTCGGTCAGGTAGTGGTTAACCTTCGCGCCTTCCGGAATAACGCCGTTCGCGCGGAGCACGTTCACGTCGTTGTTCGCGGTGCCGGACTGCTGGACGCTCATCAGGATGCGATTGGCTTCGAAGTAATTGCTCGGGGCAACAATCAACGACTTCGGCATCAGGTTGATCTGCAGGCCGCGATCATTCTTGGCTTGCATGATCTGGATGACCACATCCTCGATAGCCGCTTCCGACAGGTCGGCGGCGGTGGCGATGATGTTCGACTGGTTGCCGTTGCGAGTCGGGTGCGATGCGCTCAACAGCTCCACACCATCGCCGCCGGTGTAATTGCTGTCAAAGGCGCGGTTGTACACGTTCGCGGCGACGGTCTGCTTGGTCGTGGCCATCGAAAAGGCGAGCTGGGCGGCGCGCTTGAACGACTTGTCCTTGTACAGGTTGTCGCGCAACTCTTCGTAGGTCACGATGTAGCCCAGAGCGTAGGCCACGTTGGTGTAACGCTTGGTGAAACCCTGGGTTTCGCTGTCGAAGTTGATCGCAGCGCCTTCCGTCTTGACCGGAGCCAGACCGAAGCCGGTAGTCAGAACGTCTTCCTCGTAAGCCTTGTCGGACGTGCCGATCTCGAACAGGTCGCGATGTTCCTCAGCGTGGCGCGCGTATTCCTTTCCGAAGAAGGCACGGACGCCAGGCCAGAGGGCCTTAGGATGGGTACCGGTAGTAATAACACCCATGATTACACCCCCGCCACTTGGTTGGAGAACTGATGGTTATTCAGGCGCACCAGCCACTTGGCATGTTCGCCCACAGCATTGTCAGCACGCGGCGACAGACCGATGATCTGCACGTCCAGCGTGTTGGTGGTGGCTTCGGTCGCGTTGTTCAGCTCGACGCCGGACAGGCCGGTAACAGTCGAACCGGCAGCAACAACGTAATTGGCGTTCAGGCCGATGTCGTTTGCGGTCAGCGCGGTGCCGCCGGAGACTTCCTGAATTTCGAACAGGATGTCCGGGTCGTCGATGATGTTCATGATGCGAACGGTGCTGGCGGCGCGATAGATCAGAGAATCGCGGGTGTCAGCAGCGGCGCTGCCAACGATGCCCACGATCTTGTCACCGGTCGCGGCGCGGGTCACGTCGGCATACACGACGCCATCGATGGTCTGGGAAGTGCCAGCCAGCTTGACCGGATCGCCAATCAGCAGCGCGGTCGAGTCGCCGGAGGCGGTGGAATAGCGGCGGGTTGCGCCGTTGTACGGAGCGCCGTTCCGGTGCGATACCGGAGCGAACCCGAACGGGGTATCAGCATTTGCCATGATTCATGACCTCAGCCAGCCCGACCAGAGATGTTGATGCCCTGAGTCGGTACGTAGGAATTTTCAATGGGCTTGGATTGCCCGGCCTTGAGAGCCTTATCCAGGTCGTCCAGTTGGCGCTTTTTCGCGGACTGGTCTTCCTGATAAAACTCTTTGCGGATGCGCATGAGGTAAGCGGTGATGGCGTTGCCACGATCCGTAGTACCCACAACACGGCTGACACGGTTTCCGGCGCTGGCGTTGCGGTTGGCAATGTCGCCCTCCCCAACTTTCGCATCGGTCACAAACTCATATCCGCCGTTCTGCGCGTCCAACACGCGCCCGCCCACATCGTTGATCCACCGATACATGTAAGCCGGGTCTTGGTCTTTGACCGCCAGCTTGGAACGCTTGATGCCCAAAGGCACTCGCTCTGCGCGTTGTTCGGTGTTGTCACGGCTGCGCCGGGTGTTTTGCTCGTTCATGGCTCACTCTCTGAAATATTGCTTGACATAATCATCTTTTGTCAAGTATCCGTTCTTGACAAAATCATCACAAGCCGCCCGCGCATCGCTCGGCAGGTCGGCATATCCTTTCTTGCGTCCGCGCACCGGTGCATCACCGCCGCCTGTGGCCGCCGGTGCTTGTTCGCGGCGCGGGTTCTGCATGGTCGGGAAGAACTGCGGGTATTTCTTGCGAACCTCGTGCGCAGCCTTTTCAAGAAATGCGTAACCCTCGATTGTTTCCCCGGCGGCGCGCAACTTCTTGCCGACAGCGATTAAAACCGCTTGGGCTTCGGGGTCATTCACCCATTCATTGTGCTTATGCCATTCTTGCGTCTGGCGCTGGATTTCAGGATCTGCAAACGTTTCCGGCTCCTCACGCTGCTCCGGTTGCTGGCGTGCGGCCTTCTGGCGTTGTTCGTTGTCCAGGCGTTCCAGTTCGTCTTCAATCTGCAATTCCCGGTCAACGTCGAAGCTGTTGCGGGCCTCTGCACGCTGGCGGCGCAGTTCAGCGCGGGCGCGGTCGAAGGCTTGCTGTTCAACATTGCGATGAAACTCGGCGAACTGGCGCGCGGATTCCTTGACCGCAGCAAGCTCGCGCTCCTGCTCGATAAGTTTCTGCTGGGCGCGGCGCAGTTCGTTGCGGGTCAGCGGCAAGGATTCATCGGCACGGCGCACAAACTCGGCCGCGTCGGTGAAGTTGGCAGGGTCGCCACGATATTCAGACTTCGGACGCCAGCCCATAGCGCGGGCGCGCTGTTCAACAGTTACCGGGGTTTCGTCCGGCACATCTTGCGGCTGGTCGTCGTCGTTGCCGCCAGTGTCTGGCAGGTCGGTATCGTCGGGCGGCAGGTCGTCCGCCAGTTGTTGCAGTTCTTCGCTCATGTTAGCTCACCTCGGCGCTGTTGCCGGTCAGGATTGCGAGAACGTCCTTGTCATTGATGACGCGGTATTCCTCTCCGTCGTCACCCCGGCACAAAATGCCGGAATACTTGGCGATCAACACACGGTCGCCGGGCTTGGGCTTGCGCTCATCGTTCCAGTCATCAAATGCCATGCCGCCGACAGCAACAAGGCGGCAGCGAGTCTCGGCAAGCTGATCCTGTTCCTGGATGTTGCGGGCCAGCACGATACCGCCTTGCGTGGTTTCCTCAACCTTGTCGGGCAGGACAAGGCACTTGTATTCAACGGGGACGATTCCGGATGCGTTCATTTTCCCGCCTCCAAGTCGCTTAGGTCGTCAAGCTGGATATCCACCAGCGCCGTCAATCCCTGGCAGTAGTTCGCCTTCGCCAGAATCTCCACCTGCAAACCCGGCAACTCCTGCGGCGAGTGATTCAGGAACTTCGACAGGCTCAAGCTCTCCAGTTGCGCCATACGTATTTGCCGGTGCTCCTCCAGCGTGCTCAGGATAAACACCGTCACCGGATGCGACTTCCATTGCTGGAACTGCTCCGGCGTCAAACGACTGATCGTCTTCTCGCTCATCTTTGTCTTCTCGCTCTGCGGTTGCTAACTGCGCGGCCTCACTTGCGGCCAGTGTTGCCGGTGCAATGGCTTCCGGCGGTACTTGCATGATGTTGACGATGGTTTCAGCCACGATGCGCTGAATCTCCGCCAGCATTTTTTGCTCGGTGTATTCGGCTTGCTGTTCCTTGAGATCCATCTCACGCTCTTTGACGATGACCTCGCGGCGCTTCATGTCGGCATCAAACAGGGCTTGCATGATGGTCGCCTGCTTCGCCTCCTGCTGTTCCTGCGCCATCGCCTGCTGCTGCTGTTCCTGTGCTTGGGCATCATAGGGAGCGACCATGTCGGCCTTCTGATAGCCGATTGCCTTGAGGTATTCATTGGTGAGCATCTGCTCGTTGACGCCTGGCCGCCCTGTGACCTGCATAGCCGCCGACGCCATCGCCATGCGCTGCGCCGTGCTGGAAATCGACGGGTCAGCCACCGGCACGATGTCGCGGTCGGACATGGCGAAGTCTTGCGGATTGGCTTCCGGGTCGTCCAGTACGGTGAGGTATTCTTGCGGGTCGAGATACAAGCCGTCCAGCCGGAACAGCTTCCGCAGCTCTTCGGACAGGCTGCGCCAGATGCGCTTATAAATCGCGTTGAAGGTCTTCTGGCCCTGTTCGATCATCGCAAGCACGGTTGTTGCCGGTACGCCAGCGGACGGCATTTCACCGGACAGCACGTCCTTGACGGCCGCAAGTTCGTTTGCGGCATCGATGACCATGCCCAGCAGCGAGAACAGGGTCGGACTGGCTTCCTTGGTCGGGATAGGCACGATGTTGCGGGCCAGGTCGTCGCCGGATGCGTCAACCGGCTTCCATTCGCCCGGCTGGAACCGCATTGCGCCGCCCTTGAGTCTCAGCCCCTTGCCGATGAATCCGCCGGACAGGTTCGCCACCGTGCCAGCGTCGGTCAATTGGTTAATCAGCGTGTTGGCCGCCTCGTTCAGCGGGTACAGCAGATGACCGAATCCGATGCAATGCAGTTGGCCGTCAAACGCAGGCATGAATCCATACGGCGTAAACTGGTCTTCGCAGATGATGCGCACAACTCGCGGCTTGCCGTCCTTGTCAGGGCCGACAATGATGCCTTCCCGGCTAAATCGCGGCAGGATGCGCAGGACTTTCCCGGACTCTTTCGCCACGGTGACAATGTACGGCTCTTCATAGCCGTCTTCGTCGAGGTCGAGAAAGCGGTGCTGTTCGATCAGCGTGTTGATGCTGTCATCCGGCGCGTCCGACTCGGTTGCGTCATCGGACAGCTTGCAGTCAACAAACATCCCCATGCGTTGACGTTCGATGATGTCGTTTTCGTACATCTCAAACGTGTGCGACAGGCGGCGCGCGGATGCCCAGCTCTTGGCCTGCTGATTGACTATGACCGCATCCCCGGCAATCAGTTCGGACACCGGATAGCCCTTAACCGGGTCGAAATACGTCTTTTTGAACATCTGGCCGCATACCGGGAGCATGGTCAGCAGCTTGTCCATGTCCTCGTCCCAGCTTTCCATCTGGTTCAGCAATTGCCAGTTCATAAACGTGCTGACGCGCTTTCCGCGCTTGTGCTTCTGGTCTTCAGCGTCAATCCCGACAACCTTGCAGGACACCACCTCAGCGCCGCGCACAATCTCGGGATACGCACGGGCGCTGAACTTGATGGCAGCGTTGGCAATCAGCGGGAACTTGATATTAGCGGCCTTGGGCCAGGGGAATGTCTTTTCTTCGGAGGTCAGCTTGGCGAGCTCGATGCCCTTGCGGTATCCGACCAGCCAGCCTTCCATGCTGCTCAGGTCGTTTTCGTACTCGTTGACGCACCGCTGGCCGATCTTCATCAGTTCGTCGGATTCCAGCATCTCGGCGATGTTCTTTGCGTCAATGAAGCCAGCCAGACGGGCGAGGCCGGTCGGTTTGTCGGTGCTTTCGGATTCCGGCTCAGAGTCCGGCATGTATTCGTCTTGCATCAGTATCCACCTACGTCTGACCGGCCATCATCGCCCCATTCGTCGAAATGTTCGTCGTCTCTGGGTTTCGTGCATGATACAGCAATGCCGCTCATCACTAAATACCGTGTTGCGTCCATGATATGATCATTTTCTTTGATAATACGCCCATGCTCATCCCTGCGGTAGATGCGATATTCAGCCAGCCAGTTCTGCATGGTTTTGAACACCTTCAGCCTTCCGGTGCTCAACCGTTCCCACACCTGGTAAATACCGGATTCCCGCGAATTGTCAGCGGCGCGCACCAGCAATCCCAAGTCGCGGTAGGTGTCCATCAGCGACAGTCCGTCAGCCTGCGACCGGCCACGGGATGCCGGGTCAATAACGCCGGGTATCCATGCGCCGCGTGACTTGATCGACGCGGCGTGAATCGACGGCTCAGCCTGACCGCGATAGTGCTCGCTGAACAGGTATAGCGTGTCGGACTCCCTGTCCAGTGCGCCAAAGACAGCAGCCGTGCGATTCCATCCAACGTCCATGCCAAATGCGCGCGGCCAGTGGTCGGGGATGCTGAAAGGCTCGCAGGTGATTTCGGATTCAGGTACTGGGTAGATTGCGCCAGCGCCGAGCGACGGAACGCCCTTGCTTCGCGCATCGCGCAGGTGCGGCGGTGTTGACGCCAGCAGTTCGCGCTTGGTGATTTCGTCCAGGTGCGGCACGTCATCCCATCCCGCGAAAACCGTGTATTTCGAATCGCTGATCTCAGGCATGTTTGTCAATCCGGTATTCGGTGGGCAGGAACGACATAACGGTGTCAGACAGACCCTCAAGCGGGGTAAACGTCAGAAACACCAGCCCGCGAGTCGTTGCGGTACGGATCAGGCACTCGCCATAAACATCAACCGGAGGCTCCTCGTCCAGCCAGATGATGTGCTGCGCCGTACCCTCAAACGAACCGCGCCCCTGCTGGTAGGACTTGAGTCCGAGCGTTGACCATCCGCCGGAGACATGGCGCACTTTGATCGTGTCGGCGAGGTCTGCTACGCCCTGCTTCCATGTCACAGCACCGATGTCGTCGCCAGGGATCATTCCGGTTCCGGAGAACGTCTTGCGGCCACCGGCAAACGCGACGGAGCCTAACAGCTTATCCTGGATGATGTCCCGCGTGGTTTCGTTGGTCTTGCCAGCCGCCCAAAGCCGAACCGGCTTGTCGAACCTTCGCCCTTCCCACCAGTCGGGATAACGCCCGGTCAAGTGCAGCGTGGACTCAAATGCCCCGGACTCGGATTTCCCGACTCGGTTAGCGGCCATGAAGCAGCGTTCGCGGTATGTTGCCCCAGCTCTGAAAAACTCCAGATGCCTGGCGTAGAGTTCGCGTCGATGTTCGCCGTCGGCGGGAAACATGGTGAACAGTTTGCGACGGGATGCGCGCCTGGCCTTTTCTTCAAGAAGCGCCAGCAGCTCCCGTTTTTGCGAGGAGGTCAGAGAGTTTTGCATTTAGGTCTTCGTCCGACATATTGCTGATGTTCAGACTTGCGTCAAGGTCGATGGCGGTGCGGTCGCCGTATTTCTTCGGGGCCATCCTCGCCGCTTCCCATTTGATGTTATCGCACATCAACCGGGCGCGACCTACGTCCTCGACTGTTTCGGCGATTTCCTGCATCTCACAGACTCGCGCTTCGGCGTACTCTTCGCGCGCACGCG